TTAGACTCATCACATACAACTAGGAAGTCATATAACGCTCTTTGTGACACTAGCTCTAGCATTAAGCTGTCTGCTTGCGCCTTGATCTCATCACGTGTGATTTTATCATTTGGCTCAAAGATGTAAGGTTTAGCAAGTTTCTTAAGTTGTGATCTCAAGTAAATTACTAGTCTTGCTACGTTGATTCTGTCTAATGCACTTGCGTTCTTTGCTCTTGTCTTTTGACCAAAGTTAACAAGTCCTGCTCCTGTTAGGAATGTAATTGGGTTAATGTTGTTAGCATAAAGTGTATCACGTTGTCCTTCATTAAGTGCAATTGACTTAAATTCGCCTTCTGCATCTACATATCCTGCCGCACTTGCATTTGTAATTCCACCACGTCTTGTACCTGCTGGTGCAAACCATGGAAACGATACTTGATCGCTCAATGCTAGTGTTCTTAGAATACCGTGACTTGGTGGAACAACAACATTGTTACCTGCGTTATCACTTGTAAACAAGCTCGGGTAGAACATACCTAAGTATTCGTCTCTACTAACTGCACCATTGTCATTATCTTCAACAGCCAATGCAGTGTTTGAACCCCAATTATTTAATGTAGTTCCATCACTCTTAAGTCTTACTGGACTATCACCTACGATAAATGCTGTTAAACCTCTATCGTTGTTTAGTGAAATCATTTCGCCAATTAATTCTGGATAACTTGGTGCCGCCATTACGTTGAATAATCTTGACTCGTCATCTCTAATGTCTTGGTTACTGTTAACCATTGCTTGTAATGCTTGTATAATAACTTTACGCTGTGCTTTACGTCCAAAGCTACCTGAACCGTCAACTTGGTTAGCTGATTCAGTAATCCATCTGTGTGGGTAATAAAGTGCCATACTCACATCGCCCATTCTAATATTTTTCTGGGTAACATCTATATGATTACGTACAAATTTCTTAACGTTAAATCCGCTTCTACGTAAGTTCCAAAGCAACATACCTTTTGGATATAGTGCAGGATCTGGAGCATCAGTGTCTAAATGATCACTAACTAATAGTTCTGGAATAGTTCCGCTTGGTGCTAGTGTAGCTGTTCCGCCACTTGTACCATAACGTGCATCAGCAAACAAAATACCATCTTCTGATGTTTGGTCGCCTTCGTCTAATGCTAACCATTTTGCTAAGTCCGAATTATATTTGTGTACTTGTGGATAGTTTTCTAAGTCTGCTGTTGATACCCAAATATCACCTGTTACTAGTGCAGATGAACCGTCTTGTTGTGTAGTTGGTTCTGTTGCACTTACAATTGGTCCTAAAGGATCAGCTGAACTGTAAACGTTCTGATAACCTTTCCATGTACTACCATCGTGTACCATAATATCAACTTCGTCAACAATACTGTTGTACCATAATGCACCATCAGTTGTTAATGCTGTTGGAGCATTTGCACTTGCAGTTTGTGTTAAGATCTTCCAGTTTGAAGCATGGAAGTCATAAGTTGCATCACCTGTTGGAGCCGCATATAAGTTTGCAGTTCCTGCTTTTGTTGTATAGTTAAATGCCGCAAAGCCAATTAATCCTAATGCACCATTTGTATCTTTAATGTGGATTTCTCCGCCATCGTTGTGCTGGATAATAACTCTGTTACTTGCATCTACACTTGCAACAATATTAACAAAGCCTGCCGCGTTAATTGCATCTGCAATTAAGTCTGCGTCACTTGCCGCGCCTGTTGCTGTTACACTTAATGCTTTACCTGTTGCCATAGCCGCTTGTCCAACAATACTTTCTGACATTTGGAAACCGTATGACTGACTGCTTAACTGTGTTGCTACTGCACTTGAAGTAATCGAAGTTGCAGTTGAACTGTTTCTTGCAAAAATTGTAAAATCAAATTCTTCATTTTCTGCTTCAGTAGTATGTGCTTGTACATATAATTGACCTAATGCAAGCCCAAGTCCACCAGTAGTTTTATCTAAATTAAAGATAGCCGCTTGGTGTGTCTTATAAACAGGAGCTGGTTTGTCTTCCCATAACTTAGTAGTACTATTGAATGCTTTAACTTTCATTTGTACACCTAAATTAGCGTCAGTTATTTTAAACCAAACACTTCCTGTAGGTCTTGTTTTTGTATCAGCTGTTTTAAATCCTGGAACTGCTGTATGTGGAGCAATTTCGTATGCTGGTGAATAGTAAGTTCCTGCTGTTAGACCTAAGTCTGCTAGTAGTGTACCTGAAGCACCTGCTGAAATAGCAATCGCACCGTCATCATCTGTTGAACCGTCAGTTGTATTTGTACCGTCACCAAAGATGTTTAATTTTCCGTCTACAACACTTGCACTTACACCTGTAATACCTGCGCCTGTAATATCAGCCGCATACTGTGTAATTGTTGTTCCTGTTGCCGCTAAAGTTGTTCCGTTAATTACAATAGTTTGTCCTAGTGTATGAGTACCTGTTGCAGTACCTGTTACAGTTGGCCAACTCTTAACCCAATCAGCTGTTCCTACTTTAACCCATGCACCTGAAGTATTTTTGTAGTACACTTTGTTAGTAGTAGTTGTTGTTACTACTGCATAGTCGCCTACTGCACCTACTGCACCTTTTGGAGCGCCTGTGTTAGTTTCGCCAACTAGATTAACTTTATTTGTAATAACTAATGGAGTTTTATTAGTGAATGACTGTCCACCAGTAACAGTTACGGCATTGCCGTTCCACTCAAATATTCCGTATTTTGTTAATGCTGTGTCAAACCAATATGTTCCGTTTGCTGGATTTGCCGCTGGTGCACTTGCACTTGGGCTTAGTTCGTCTAGATCAACATCTGCTCTTACAACAAATGCTCTGTTGCTAACACCCAAATATGAATATGCCGCTTGTAAACCGTATTCGTTTAGTTCGCCGCCATTTACTGGATTGTTACTAGCATCTGTTTGGAAGTATGGATCTCCGAACGTGTCTGATAAATCTCTTTGTGATGTAATTAAAAATGGTACTCCGGCATTTGCCTTTGTAGTACCTCTTGCTGTACCTGTTCCTGCCGCGTTTTGTTTATCTTGCTTTGAAGCAACAAAAAGCATTGGAGTAGTACCTGGTTCTGCTGGTGTGTAAAAACTCTCGTCAATTACGCTAACTTGTACACCTGGTGATATTAAAGCCATTTAAGTTCTCCTGTTATAACAACTGTTAAAAGTATTTATATGATTTCTTCAAAAACATATATCAAAACCCCCATAAAAAGGTACCACAAAGGGTAGGTAAATACAATATGAGACCTTTATGCGAATGCGGATATAGACCTGCGGCAGTAAACTACAAAAAGGATGGTAAAACATTCTATCGTAGACAATGTGATACTTGTTTACATCACGGCAAAAAAATGTGGGGTATACCTAAATGGCATCGTGCTGGTTATAGACAGTTAGATACTTGTGAAAAATGTAACTACCATAGTAGTCATAAAGAGCAGTTTAATGTATATCATATGGACGGTGATCTAAATAATACGTTGCGTAGTAACTTAAAAACTATCTGTGCGAACTGTCAACGGTTGATGCAGAAGCAAGGCGCAAAGTGGAAACAAGGCGACCTTTTACCTGACTTTTAAGATCTGCAATAGTTCCTTCATTATATATATTATGTTCAAATGATGCTTTTGCCCATCGCCATTCGCTTGGGTGTACATCAGTTGGTTCGATGCCTAAGTCTTGATATTGTCTAAACCATACAGGGTCTGGTCCACGTTTAACACACCAAACTTTTCCGCCCATACTTTTAATAACTTCTACTTCGTTTTCAAAGCGTACATCAGGAATAACAAAGTTCTTATTAGGATTATCAACAATAGTTTTCTTAACAAAACTTACCCAAACACCATCGTAGAATCCGTTCCGCATGCAGTCAGTACCAAACTCCTGTAATACTAATCTTGGAGTTACACTACGTCCTGTTTCTTTTGTCCAAAATGTATCTTCTTGCTCACGCCAATAACGACTATCTGGAGTTTCACCTTCAAGCATGTCACGTGGCCAATCAAACATTAAAGATACTGCATCTTTAAGTTTGTCTGCAAAACTAATCTTTTCAAAGCTGTGGTCGTCAACTAGAATGTCTGCTACTGTGCCTTTACCGCAACTGATAAGTCCACAAATTCCAATAATCATAATGAATCCTTAATTTATAATGTATATTATACGTTATAATTTAGCAGATGTCAAGTATTATTTTAACCGATTGTGAAGCCGTAACCTACGCCGCCAGCTACTGCTAGTGCTAGATCTTGTTCAAGTTTTTCCATTTCAGCTTGTGCTTCAGCTTTTAGAGCATCACCGTTTAAAGATGTGCCTCCTTGTGGGCCTGCAACTGTAGCAAATTTACTACGTGCTTCGCCTAGCATATATTTACACTTTGCAAGTGTATAGTCTTTAATCCATTGTACAGCCATATAGTCATCTAATAATTCAAAGTCTGGTCTGTAGTTGTAACATTCTAGTAATAGTTCTTCTTCTGCACGGGCACGTTGTAAGATTGTAAGTTTCTTACTTGATCTATTCCATTTAAATTCAATAAATGATCCAAACATTCTACCTACTAATTCTTGATATCCTGCAAATGCATTATAAGTTGCTAGTCCACCCATGTTACTACTTGCTAAAAGATATGTATTTGTATATGCCATATTAAATGGTTCAAACAATGTACCGCCATCACCGCCGCCGGTTCGTGATCCAATTGATCTTCTAAAGATTTGTCTAACTTCCATTACTTCAGTTGGTAGTATATAATCATTTTGATCAATTACTGTAGGCAAAAAGACGTATGATTCTTCAACACTATTTTCGCTACGCTGTCTAAATTTAGTAAACGCTGTGTTAAGGGCACTTTCATAATGCTCTGGATCGAGTTCAACATCGATCATTCCACCGCCGAGACTCAGTTCTACGTATTTGAAAACTTCTTGTTTTTTTGTATTAATGTTTGTTGACATGCATCTTCTCCGTACAATGTATTTATGCGTTACGATAAATACTATTGTTATGCCGAGACTTAGTTTATACAAACCCGAAAGAGGGAAAGATTACACATTCATAGATAAGACTATAACAGAAATGTTTACCGTCGGAGGTACCGACGTCTTTGTACACAAGTATTTAGGCCCTAAGAATCCAGATGAAGCAAGTGCTACAGCTGATCAGCCGCAGTATGATGCTGTCAAAGAGACTAATATACAAGACATGCTGTTTATGGAAAACAGAGATCGTAAATACGATCCTGATATTTACACAATGCGTGGTATATATAGTGTTTCAGATGTAGATTTTGATATGAGCCAATTTGGTTTGTTCCTACAAAATGATATTATTTTTATGACTATACCAATCAATTATAGCGTAAAAACACTAGGACGTAAAATTATGTCTGGTGATGTTATTGAACTTCCACACTTAAAAGACGAAAACGCCCTAAACGATTTTAGTGTAGCGTTAAAACGTTACTACGTTGTTGAAGATGTTAACAGAGCAAGCGAAGGCTTTTCACCAACTTGGTATCCACACTTATATCGTGTAAAGATGAAACAAATTGTTGATAGTCAAGAGTTTAAAGAGATACTTGATTTGCCAGCAGAAGAAGGATCGTCACAAACATTACGTAATGTACTCAGTACTTACGATAAAGAAATGCAAATTAATAATGCTATTATTTCGCAGGCAGAAGCTGATGCTCCTAAAGCAGGTTATGACACTAGTCATTTGTATACTCTACAAGTTGATGATAGAGGTGAACCAGAATTAGTAACAACTGACAGTAGTGAACTTGATGCAAGTACACAAAACGAATTAGCAGATAGAGTTAACCAAACACCTGAGCGTGAGGGCTATACAGGTTATATAATTGGTGACGGACTAGCACCTAATGGAGAAGCGTTTGGAAGCGGTATTAGTTTCCCACTTAGTCAAGTTGAGGGAGATTATTTCTTAAGAATTGATATGTTACCAAATAGATTATTTAGATACGACGGAAGAAGATGGGTTAAGATGGAAGATAATGTAAGAATGACAATGACTAATACTGATACTAAGTCTACACAACGTAGTGGCTTTGTTAACAATACAAAAGAATCAACTATTGCAGGAGATACTGTAAAAGAAAGACAAGGGTTAGGCGAAGCTCTTAGACCCAAGGCAGATAATTAATGCAACATTTTTATGATGGACAAATACGTAGATATGTTACTCAGTTAGTAAGACTGTTTAGTAACTTCTCATACAAAGACGGTGACGACAAAATTGTCCAAGTACCTGTTATGTATGGTGATATTACACGTCAAGTTGGTCATATTTTAAGAGATAACTCAGAAAACAAAATACCAAGTGCGCCACGTATGTCAGTATATATTACAGGGTTAGAGCAAGATAGATCACGTACTAGTGATAGTTCTTTTACTAGTAAAGTACATATTAGAGAACGTGCTTATGACGATTCTGGTAAGGAGTATTTAAATACACAAGGTAAAAATTATACAGTAGAACGTATAATGCCTAGTCCATATACATTAAATGTTAATGTAGATATTTGGTCAACTAACACAGATCAAAAATTACAAATTATGGAACAACTATTAATGTTGTTTAATCCTAGTTTAGAGATACAAACTACTGATAACTATGTTGATTGGAGTAGTTTAACTAGCGTAGAATTAACTGGAACTAGTTTTAGTAGTAGAAGTATTCCAATTGGTACAGAATCTGAAATTGATATTGCACAACTTAGTTTTACAACACCAATATACATTAATATGCCTGCTAAAGTTAAAAAACTTGGTATTATAACAAACGTAATTATGAGTATATTTGATGAATCAAATGGAACTATTAACTTAGGAAATAGTACACCTGAATTAAAAGCATATTCTGATAGTCCGCCGGAACGAGCAACAATGAATAAACAGAATAAACGTACCGAAAGAGATTCGTTGAATGTTTCAGTTACTACTGCTACGTATAAAGACTATGATATGGTTGTAATGAACAATATTGCACAAATAATTGATAGAGGAAAAACAGGTACAGTAACTTGGACTAAACTACTTGAAGTATTACCTGGAGAATATAGAGCAGGGTTATCGCAGTTACAATTACAGCGTAAGATACTAGCAGGTGAAGATACAAGTATAAGTGTTAACGGAACAGTAACTATTAATACGTTAGATGAAAGTCAATTAGTTGTTGCTTGGGACGAAGATACTATTCCTACAAATACAACATTACCTAGTCCAGCAGGAAGAAATAACACAGGATCAATAGACTTTATTATTGACCCAGGTAAGTATAATCCGACTGATGCAAAAGCGGCTGGTCTTAGGTTATTACTACTAGGAGATATCAATACAAGTTCTAATGTAGGTGAAGCAGGATACGATGGTCCAGATGCATGGAAAAATGCAGATAATACAGACTTTGTAGCAGGAGAAAATGACATAGTAGAATGGTCTGGTACTGCTTGGAGTGTTGTATTTGACGCTAGTACAGACTCCGGAACAGCAACAAAATATATAACCAACCTAAATACTGGTGTACAGTACAGATGGACTGGTACAGAATGGATACTTTCATTCGAAGGCGAATACCGAAAAGGCACCTGGCGCCTGTCACTCTAAAATAAGTACTTGCATGAGTCAAGAAATTATATGCAGTGGTGCCTTGTTTTATTCACTTAAAACACAACGGTTTTTATTATTACATCGCACACAAAGCAAACAAAAACATGTATGGGGATTAGTAGGCGGTACTAACGGCAAGAATGAAGCTCCGTGGCCAGCACTACAAAGGGAAATACACGAAGAAGTCGGTGAGTTACCGGACATAATCAAAACTATTCCATTAGAAACTTTTATTAGTACAGATGAAAAATTTAGTTTTCATACATATCTGTGCATACTAAAAGACGAATTCCTTCCAACGTTAAACGAAGAACATGACGGATATGCATGGGTAAGTTTTGGAAGATGGCCTAAACCATTACACATGGGATTACGCAATACATTACAAAGCAAAACCAATCAAACTAAATTTGAAACAGTTTTTAGTCTAATTGATTATTTAGAACAGGATAAAAAATGAAGCAAATCGAAAACATTACAATAGTTGGTGGCGGCTCAGCGGCATGGTTAGCGGCCGCATATATTCGAAATAATATGTGGGACGTTCCATTAACAATAATTGATAAAGAAGTAGGAACACCTATTGGTGTTGGTGAAGCAACTGTGTTAACTTTTCCTTCTTTTCTTAGAGATTGCGGATTACATGAAAGAGATTGGTTTACACAAGTAGATGGATCGTATAAGGCTGGTATTAACTTTCCGGGATGGAAGAAGCCAGGCAATACTGTATGGCATCCTTTTTATCTTAATAAATCATATATTGATCAAGCAATAACACAATATGATGTTTGGGCAGATCTAGGAAAGCGTGAAACCTTTCAAGAGCTGGCTTTACCCTGTTATAAAACAACTATGGATAATAAAATTGACATACACCATGCGTATACAACACTAGCATATCACATTGATTGCGGAAAACTAGTAAAACGTTTACAAGAAATATGTCAAAGAGACATGAATATTATTAAAAGTGAAGTTGTAGATGTTATTAGAGACGATGAAGGATATATCACTGAACTAAAATTAGCAAACGGACAAACACACAAAGGAGACTTCTTTATTGATTGTACAGGCTTTGGTTCAATACTAAAAAAGCCGGACAGAGTTGAGTTGCTAGGTGAAGGAAGATTATTTACAAATACTGCTGTTGCAGGACATGTAGAATATGAAGATATTGAAAAAGAACGTACACCGTATGTAAATTGTCCTGCTGTAGACCATGGATGGATTTGGAAAATTCCTACGCAGTCACGTATAGGTAGTGGAATGGTATTCAATAGAGATGTTACTGACATTGATACTGCTAAACAATACTTTAGTGATCACTGGGAAGGAAGAATTAAACCAGAAGATATGAAAGTTATTGACTGGAACCCGTATTATAGTAAAAACTTTTGGGAAAACAATGTTGTTTCAATTGGCCTAAGTGGCGGATTTATTGAGCCGTTAGAGAGTACGGGATTAGCAAGTATGACAACAGGTGTTCAAGAACTTGCAAAAATGATACCCCAGCAATGGTATGATGACAAGAGAATTAGTGCTTACAATAATTATATGATGGATTGGTATGATGATGCTGTTGATTTTATTAACAGTCATTATGCTGATACTGAATGGGATACACCTTTTTGGAATTTTGTAAAAGAAACACATGTAAAATCAGACAAACATAAATTTTATGAACGTTGGTTAAAGGATCCTAAAAGAAGTTTTTACTCTAGAGTAGATTCAGTTACACTATTTCATCCACCTAATTGGCAACTTTGGTTAATACAAATGGGATATCCAGCACACTCTGACTTATCAAGGATACCAAAATTAGAACTAGAAGCCCAACAACAAGAGTTTACTAAACAAGAATACCTAAGACATATAGTTAGTATGTCACACTCTGATGCAATTGAAACTACTAACTTAGGTGTTGACTGGTTCTCAAAAGCTATGAGTCGTACAGATAGAGATATAATGCTATGAAAATAGTTGTTGTAGGTGGAGGTACAGCCGGTTGGCTAGCGGCTCTAATGATATCTAAAATTAAGCCCGAAAATACTGTGACAGTTATTGAAAGTTCAAAGATTGGTATCATAGGTGCAGGTGAAGGATCAACAGGATCACTAACAAATATTATCCACAACGAAATGTGGGACTTTGGTTGCAACGAACAAGACTTCATTAAAGAGTGTGATGCTACAATTAAATTAGGTATCAAACATATTGGGTGGGGATCTGACAAAAACAAACATTATTATGGTCCTATTGACGGTACACCAACTAGTAATGATGTTGTTGACCTTGTGTTTCAACATGCTTTAGGTTGCAGAGATCAAGACCTATTACATATTGCTACTGAACTTGGGTATAAAATACATCATAATAAAAATAGTTTTGTTGAGCCTGCAGGCAATCATGCATATCACTTTGATGCACACAAAGTAGGCCAATATTTTAAGAAGATTTGTGAATCTGTTACACATATTGACAGTGAAGTTGAACAAGTTATGCTTGAGTCAGACACTGGGTTTGTGGAGTCAGTTAAGTTAAGTAATGGCAATACTGTCGAAGGCGACATGTTTATTGACGCTAGTGGATTCAATCAAGTGCTTATGAAAGCAGTAGGCGGAAAATGGAAAAGTTACAAGGATAATTTGCCTGTAAACAGTGCATTACCATTTCTTTTACCCTATGAAGATGATGAAGTTATTCAACCTGTAACTAATGCATGGGCACAAAATAATGGTTGGTGCTGGCAAATACCTACAAAAAATAGACGTGGTTGCGGATATGTATTCAGTGATGAATTTGTTACAGCTGACCAAGCACATGCTGAGCTTGAGCAAACAATTGGGCGTAAAGTTGACCCAATTAGACTGTTAAAATTTGAATCAGGAAGACAAGAAACACTTTGGATTAAGAATGTTTTGTCAATTGGATTATGTGCGGCGTTTGCAGAACCATTAGAAGCAACAAGTATACACACAACAATTATGCAATTAAAAGATTTTGTGTTTAGTTGCTTATCTACTAACAGAGATATTACATGCAACGAAGGGACTGTTAACAAATACAATAATGACAAAGCTCATATGTATGATACAACAAGAGATTTCTTAGTAGCACATTATACGTGCGGACGCAATGATACAGAATTTTGGAAGTACATTGACAGTGGAGCAACAACTACAGAGTTTGTAAAATCAATACACGAAGTTTGCAAACATAGAGTACCTAACATGACATTATTCCCAAGACCAGAAGGCGGAGCAGGATGGCCTTTATGGAGTTATGTACTTGCAGGCACAGGCAAATTAACATCTGAAGTTGCTGAAAGAGAATTAAATTTTAATAATGATATAGATTTTAGTGACAGTGCATATCGTTATCATGTTGAAGTTTTTGATCAACGTATTCAGAATTTACCAGACAATACACAATACATAAAGGACATGTAATGAAAGTTTTAGTACTCGGCGATGTAATTATCGACAAATATATTTACGGTACATCTACACGTATCAGCCCAGAAGCACCAGTGCCGGTAATAACTTATATTGATGAAAAAGAAACAAGGGGCGGCGCAGGTCTTGTATACGAAAACTTAAAAAGTTTAGGCGTTGATGTTGATATGTTTGAAACACAAGGTCAA